GATATTTGGGGTTGGAAAAACCCACGTGAACTGATAGTGGGCGATAAATTTTTAACTTCTGATGTTGAAGAATTAGATGTAACATCAATTTCTCAAGTATCAGAAGAAGAAACATTTTATGGAATGGATGTTGAGGATATCGATACTTATTTCCAATCAAATATTTTGGTTCATAATATTCCACCAAAATGTTTTGTAGCAGGAACGCCTATCACAATGGGTGATGGAACTACAAAGGCGATTGAATTAGTTGAGGTAGGAGATGAAGTTACAAATTATGACTTTGAAACAAAAGAAGTGAAAGTTAATAAGGTAACATCAATAGAAACACCAACACACGCAGATATTATAGAAATTAGTTTTGGTGATAAAAAAACTAAGAACACATTTGACCACCCATACTGGGTAGTTGGAAGTGGTCAAAAGGGTTGGAGTTCTTATAAACCACAATGGACAGAAGAAAGATATGATATTAAATCGGAACAATTAGAAGTCGGAGATAAATGTTTAGAACTTCATAATGGAGAACTTAGAGAAGTTGAGATTACTAATTTAGAAGAGAATATTAATCCAGTTCAGACTTATAGTTTAGAAGTTGAAACACATCATAATTATTTTGCAAATAGTGTATTAGTTCATAATAAAGGGCCATAAATTTTAAATGTAATGTATTGGACGTTGGGGTAGATATAGTAGATGGTATATGTCAGAGAATGACGATAAAGAAGGTTATGTAGAAAACGGTATTAGGGTATGAATAAAAGAACAGTTATATTTTAATAACTTTTATAGAAGGAAATACATTCAAATGAAGAGAATTAAAGATGTAGAACAAAATCCCGATTTTAAATACTCGGTACAAATCCCAAAATTTTTATCACTCGAAAAATGTGATGAATTAATCGAACAAATAACAACGACAGAAGAAATGGTTTCAGGCGGTGTTGGTGGTGATTATGGTGAAGCTGCAATTATACCTGAAATCCGTAAGACTAAAGAATGGTATTTATTTGGTCAACCGTTAAATCCATATAGACCTGATAAATGTAATGGTGATTGGCAATGGTTACAAGATAAAATGTATGAAGTTGTAAAAATTGTAAATCAAGGAGTTTTTAAGTTTGATATTGAAATGCCCGATAAAGAACTTAAACTTATTAAGTATGAAAAGGGTGATTTTTTTGGTTGGCATACAGATTATAATGCAGGAGATTGTTCTACTAGAAAATTAGTAGCAATTATTCAACTCACAGACCCAAGTGAATATGAGGGGTTGGAGATCCAATTCGGTATTCAAGATAAAGATACAAAAGAGTGGTATACAGTGAATAAATTAAAAGGATCATTGACAATTTTTCCTACTTTTATGTGTCACAATGTAACACCAATCACAAAGGGAACTCGTTATGTTATACAAGAATTGTTTATTGGGAATCATTTTAGATGATAGATAACTTAAAACAAAAAAATAATTTTAAGTTCGGTATACATAAACACAATTTTTTATCTAAATCCCAATGTGGAGAACTGATAAAACGATTTGAATCTTCAAAACAAGAAAAGGCTAGAGTTGCAGGAACATACGTGGGAGAGGGCTCAGTCATAGTGAATGAAAATGTTCGTAAAGTCCAAGAAGTCAAATTTGATAATGATTTAGTTTTATCCGATGGGTTTAATGTAACTAAAAGTATTATTTCAACAATCAAAATTGCAAACGTAGGTTATTTTGAATTTGATATAAGTGATATACTTACAAAACCAAGAATATTGAAATATAATGACACAAAAGATAAATATGATTGGCATTTAGATATTGGAAATTTTGAAACATCACTTAGGAAAATATCAGCGAGTATACAATTATCAAATCAAGATGATTATGAAGGTGGAAATTTAGAATTAAGTATGACTGATAATACTGGAAAGGGAACTTCTGTTGGTAGTAGAGAACAGGGGACATTAGTATTGTTTCCATCCTTTATAGGACATAGAGTGCTACCAGTTACAAAAGGAGTTCGTTATTCGTTACTAGGTTTTATGTTGGGAAATGCATTTAAATAATAGTAAGATAAATTATGAGATGTTAAAGGTAATAAATAATTTACACGAAAGTAAGAATGAATAAAGTATTAGTATTAGGGTGTAGTCGCAGTGGAACAACAGAGTTTTGTAAAACACTACAAGAAATAACATCAAAGAAATTGGTATGGGAGCCACAAGTTGGTTTACAGCGAGACTCGTCAAAAAATCTATTAAAATTATTTGGAGTTAATGGATTTTTAGATAAAATATATCAAGATAAAAATACATTTGGAATAAAATGGGGATTATATCCAGAGTCAGAATGTAGTACTGAGGTTATAGATTATCACGATTTAGTTTTCTTTTTATCAAGAAGAAATGTATTTCAACAAGCAATATCGTTATATCTGGCAAAGAAAACAGGGAAATGGAGATCAGTGGATTTTAATGTTGAAACTTTTACACAAAAAGAAAAAGAAGAGTATAATGAAATTAAAGTGGGTAAGATTGATATTGAAGATATAAAAAAAGATATTAAAGGAATAAAAGAAACATCAGTAAAATTCATAGGTTATTTAAAAAGTCATAGAAATGCAAGAGTGTTGTTTTATGAAGATTTATTTGGATTCTTTTCAGGTGTAAAAATCAACACCGAAGAGAATTATAAAAATATTGAAAACTGGAAAGAACTTCAGCAATTCTATATTGACAATAAAGATTTTTGTCGTTATCTTTATTAATTGATTGGTTGCTAAAATTTATTGAAGGGTTTGAAAATTTTTAAACTATTTATATATAAGGTTTCAATTCATGAAATTAAAATCACTATTTGATCACATAAATCATATTACGTCAAAACAGACCAAAGGTTATTGGGATACTCTAAACGAAACAGAGAAGAAACAATGGTCTAATTATATGATAAATCGTTTTCTCTCTATGAAAATGGAGTGGACTGATTTTGTTAATGAAATTCAGAAATTAAAGCTTGACTCGTATCAACTTTATGTTGTATATTCTAGTATATTACCGAGGGGTAAACAGTATTTAAAATATATTAAGAGGAAAAAGGGAACTATTTATAGTAAACAAGTTATTCAGAAAATCTCTGAATATTTCCAAATTAGTCAATCAGAATCAGAAGATTATTTAAATTTATTAGCAAAAGAACAAATTAGAGAATTGATTTCTCTATATGGTTATGACAATAAAGAATTAAAACAAATGGGATTATAAAATGACAAAATTAAAAGTTATAAAAGAATCTAACACAAAAAAAGAAGTAAATTCGTATTTAACAGGCGATGGTGGTGATGTTGTAACAATGATGGAAGAAGAATGGCCTCAAATGACAACAGAGTTTCGTCGTTTACAACGAGTACAATACGAATTGTTCTTACATAAGCAACACGACTACGGCCCTGGCAATATTAGTGTTGGAACACAATTACAAACACCTGAAGAGATTAAATTATCACTTACTGGGTTATGGTTCAGAATTAATGACAAATGCCAGAGATTAAAAACGATGTTGATGAGTGGTAGAAAATCGGCTATAGATGAACCATTAGAAGATGCATTTCTTGACATTTCTAATTATGGAATTATGGCAACAATCGTAAAAAATGGGAAATGGGGTAAGTAATTTGTCTGGAAAATTAAAAGTTAGTTATTCTCAATATTCTATGTGGTCACAATGTCCTCATAGATGGAAATTAAATTATATTGATAGATTATCTACCTTTACGGATAGTATTCATACAATGTTTGGAACAAGTATGCATGAAATTATGCAGATTTGGGTTAAGACTATTTATGAAGTATCAGCTAAAGCTGCTAATGAATTAGATTTGAATACTATGTTGTTGGCTAAAATGAAAAAGTTATATGCCGAAATTATGGAAGTAGATGGAGCAGAACATTTCACTACTCCCGAAGAATTAACAGAGTTTTGGCAAGATGGTGTCGCAATTTTAGATTTTCTTAAAAAACGTAGAGGTGATTATTTTTCTAAAAAAGGTTGGGTTTTACGGGGTATAGAGACAGAATTAAATTATCCACTTACAGATTTAATTGGGTTTAGGGGGTTTGTTGATTTGATCCTTGAGAATAAAATAACTGGGAAGATAAAAATAATAGATATCAAAACTTCCACAATGGGGTGGAATAAGTGGATGAAAGCAGATAAGCACAAAACAGCTCAGCTTTTGTTATATAAACAATTTTATTCTAAACAATTTGATACACCAATGGACAAAATTGATGTAGAATATTTTATTGTTAAAAGAAAATTATATGAAAATGTGGATTGGCCGCAGAAAAGAGTTCAATCATTTATTCCGGCAAATGGAACACCGTCTATAAATAAAGTTGTACAAAATTTGAGTGATTTTTTGGATGATGGATTTGATGGTGGAGAGCATAAACATAAGAATTATTTAAAAAATGCAAGTAAAAAAACTTGTAGATGGTGTGAGTTTAATCAAACTGAGCATTGTGATGCGGGGGTAAAATAATGAATAGAATGAGAGTAACTCTAAGGTTTTATTTACCAGATTTTATAAAAAATTTAAATACCAATATAGAAGAATTAGAAAAAATATATAATAAAAATATGGCACCTATAACTTTATATTTGTGGTATGATAAAAAAGATAAAACAGATTTGGGTCAGTTAAAGGAGTTTATTAAAAATTGGGAATCTAGACAACATTTTAGAACGGTTATTAGAACATCATTCGTAAATTCTCCAATGGATTACATTTGGTTTGATATAATTCCATATACATATAAGAATAAAGCTTCTCACAGTAGATTTTCATATCCATATGTTAATGATTCTAACATTGTGGAAGGTATTAAATATTTTGATAAAATTTTAAGTTTTACAACTGGACCAAAACCACAAAAAATACAAAAAAGGACAGATTATAATTATAATGAAAGTGGCGATAGTAGGTAGTAGAGAATACGAGAATAAACTAAAAATAAAAGAATTTATTTTTCAATGTAAAGAACAGTTTGGTGATGAATTGGAAATTGTTAGTGGTGGATGTAAATATGGAGCAGATAAATTTGCTAAACAGGTATCAATGGAGTTGGATTTAAGATATGTTGAATTTCCACCAGCACATTTTCCACATAATCAATTTTGTATCAGGGAAGCATTTAATTATGGTAAACCATATGCAGTATGGAATTACTTTAAAAGGAATAAAGAAATAGCAGATTATAGTGATATGGTTGTAGGTTTTATTCCAGAGGGAGTGAACTCAAATGGAACTCGTAATACACTTATTCACGCAGAAAAATTTAATAAAAAGGTTATTATTATAAATTAAGTATATATTTATATATATATGTATATATAGGAAATAGGTTATGGATGAAGAATTAAAATTAACATCAGTAAAGATTCTAACAAGCCTTCATAAGAGATTTAAAAGGTTTTGTTTAGAAGATGAGTTTACTCTTCAAAAACTTGTTAATAGATCATTGGATTTATATACAACGGATGGAGAGTTTAAAAAGAAAATTGACGAATATCAGGAATTGGAACATTCGGGAAGTATGATATGAAGAAAAAGAAAATTTTACTATTATCTGATGATTTAAGAATGTCATCAGGTGTAGGTTGTGTTTCGAAAGAATTTGTTTTAGGGACTGTTGGTCATTATGATTGGGTGCAGATAGGTGGAGCTATTAAACATCCAGAAGTAGGTAAAGTGTTTGATATGCGGGATGATATAAGAAAAGTAAAACCTGAAATTGAAAACCCATATTTGATGATTTATCCATGTGACGGATATGGAGATCAAGAGTTGTTGAGAGCAATAATGCGAAAAGAAAAGCCAGACGCAATTCTACACTACACAGACCCAAGATTTTGGCAATGGTTATATTCTATGGAGCATGAAATTCGGTCACAGATACCGATTTTTTATTATAATATATGGGATGATTTGCCATATCCAATGTGGAATGAACCATATTATGAATCGTGTGATTTGATTATGAATATATCTAAACAAACTGTAAATATTGTTAAAAATGTTTGGCATCAAGAACCACCTGAAGATTGGCAAGTAACTTATATTCCACATGGAATAAATCAAGATGTTTTTAAACCTCTACCTAGAGATGACGAAGGTTATCAAAAGTTTATGAAGGAAAGTAAACACCCAGTTGAAGATTATGAATTTGTAGTATTTTTTAACGCCAGAAATATTCGTAGAAAATTACCAGGTGATGTTATACTAGCATTTAGTACATTTGTAGATATGCTTCCAGAAGAAAAAAGAAATAAATGTTTATTGTTAATGCATACAAATCCAATTGATGAAAATGGAACTGACTTGATGGCGGTATCCGATGCAGTAGCACTTGGAAAAAATGTTAAATTTTCAACGGAAAAAATAACACCCGAAGGTTTAAATTATTTATATAATTTTGCAGATGTTACATTACTTATTTCTTCAAATGAAGGATTTGGACTAGGAACAGCAGAATCAGTAATGGCGGGTACTCCAATGATTGTAAATGTTACAGGGGGAATGCAAGATCAATGTGGATTTAGACTTAATGGTAAATTATTGACCGCAGAAGATTATACTGAGATACATTCTTTACACGATGCAAAGAAGTGGAAAGATAATCCACTACTTACTCACGGAAGTTGGACAAAACCAATATGGCCTACTAATCGCTCACTACAAGGTTCAGTTCCAACACCATATATTTTTGACGATAGACCAAGTTATGAAGATGCGGCTGAAAAATTATATGAATGGTATCAGACACCAAAAGAAGATAGAGATAAGTTTGGTTTGGAAGGTAGAGAGTGGATGTTGAGAGAAGATACTTGTCTTTCAGCTAAGAGGATGAGCGAGAGATTCATAGAAGATATGGATACTGCATTTGAGAAATGGACACCAAGAAAACAATTTAAGTTATATGAGGCGTAAATGAGTGATTATAATGGTTTTAGTTTTGATTTAGAAGGTAATGGTAAGAAAATAACTAAAGATAGAGTAGATAAAGTTCTTGAAGTTAAAGATGGTTCTAATGAATGGAATATAATAGAGGAAGTATTAGAGATTGAAGATGGTAATATTATTCTTATGGGAGATAATGAGGACCCATGGAGATATAATTATGCCAATGAAGTGTTACATCTTATGATAACATTACAAGAAGAATTAGATTTTACTTTCAAGGGAGAGTTTGTGTGGATGTCAGACGATTATCAAAATAGTTATACAAATACATATACATTTGATGGTAGTGGAGATTATGAAGAAGAATTTGAAGAGGAAGAACATGAGTGGTACGAAGATGAGTAAACCAGTTTGTTTAGTTACAGCACCTGTAGGTACAAGAAGTGGTTATGGGGCACATTCAAGAGATATAGTACATTCACTTATTGATTTAGATTTATATGATGTGAAGGTAATGCCAGTTCGGTGGGGATCAACACCACAAAATGCTTTGGATGAAAATAATCCAGAAGATAAAAAAATACTGGAAAGGTATTTACCAGAACCTCATTTAGAAAAGCAACCAGAACTTCATATTCATATTGTAGTTCCAAATGAATTTCAGACGTGGGGAAAATATAATATAGGTATAACTGCAGGAGCTGAATTTACTGTAGTAAGACCTGAATGGATAGAAGGATTAAATAGGATGGATTTAAATATAGTTCCATCTGAATTTACTAAGGAAGGGATTGTTAAGACTAAATTTGATAAAAATAACGAAGAAACTAAAGAAAAAGTTGGAGAATTACTTTTAGAGAAACCTATAGAAGTATTGTTTGAAGGTTACAATGAAAATATTTATGGAAAAGTTACAACAGATGATTTGATAAACGAGGAATTATCAAAAATTAAAGAAAATTTCTGTTATTTTTTTACAGGTCATTGGTTACAGGGTGGTTTAGGTAATGATAGAAAAGATGTTGGTGCATTAATTAAAATATTTTATGAGGCTTTTGGTAGAAAGCCAAATAAACCAGCGTTGATTTTGAAGACCACAGGTGCTACTCCGTCAGTAATGGATAGGCACGAGATACTAGGTAAAATTGATCAAATTAAAAAACAATTTCCAGGACAGAAGTTACCCCCAGTGTATTTATTACACGGAGATTTGACAGATGAACAGATGAATGCATTATATCATCATCCTAAAGTAAAAGCTATGGCGATGTTTACACACGGAGAGGGATTTGGAAGACCTATTTTAGAATTTTCAACTACTGGAAAGCCTATGTTGGTTAGTAATTGGAGTGGACATTTAGATTTTCTTAAAAAGGACGCCGTTACCCTTCTAAAAGGAAGATTAACAGAAGTTCCAAAGGATGCATTTCCAGAGAATATATATCAAGATGGAGCTAAATGGTTTACTTGTGATTATGGTTTGATCAAAAAAGAGTTGATTAATTGTTTTAAACAATACAAAAAATATAGTAAAAAATCTCAAAGACAGAAAATTTATGCTAGAAATTTTACTCGACAGAAAATGACAGAAAAATTAGGAATGATTCTTGATAAATATGTTCCTGAATTTCCAAAAGAAGTACAGTTGAATTTACCTAAACTTAAAAAGGTTAGTGATTCTCAATCAGAACCTACTAAAATAAAACTTCCAAAGCTGAAAAAGGTGTAATGTGGAAAAGAGAATAATTTGTCCAGTATGTAATGCTGAAAAAATGTGTATTGAGGAATCTCAAGGAGATTTTACATCATATATGTGTTTTAGATGTGGTTATATGTCAGATGCTAGGATGGAAGGTGATTCAGAATTTATGGAAAAACATTTAAAAAATACACCACAGGTAGTTATAGATTTAAAACAATATGATATCGAAAGGTCAATTTATTGGTATCCATCAGTAGTAAATGTTCCAGAAAAAGGTGTAGTGTATCCGAAAGAAGATCCAGAAACTTTTGAAGATACTTATTGTTGGGTAGGAGCTAAATATATTAAATCTGATAGAAAAGAATATGATTTTGAATTAGATATGGATAATTCTAGAGAATTTAATTATGTGTTATTTTATGAGGCACTACGATATATAGAAGTAATAATAGAGGGAAAGGGAAATGAAAGTAATTACGCAATGGCCTAAGATAAAGGCAGGAGATATAATTTCTTTTAAGTATAAAAATGAAAAAACTGGTAAGAATCTAACTCATTCAGTTTTAGTGCTTGCAAAAGATCAGAAAGTTCCAACTAAAACTGGAGATAAGAGATTTTTGATTGGATTAAAAATTGAAGAAAGCAACAGGCCATTGGTTCCCAGAGATGTTGTAGAAAAATTTTTAATGGAAATTGGAGAAATTGAGTTAGTAGATGCTAAAAATAATATTTATGGATTAAGATTAGAGACTAAAGGAAAAATGGGGGACATTCAATTAAAAAGGCTTTATAGAGATTTAAAACCATTAAATAGAAATAATAATCTATATAGAACTTATGATTATATAAAAGCTAGAAAATCTCCAGTTTATAAAGAGCCTATAAAAATATCAAATACTTTAAAGGAAGCATTAGAAGCACGATTTAAATATGAAAATTAGTTATTGCATAACTGTTTGTAATGAAGAAGTAGAGTTACAAAAATTAGTTACATTTTTATTAAAACACAAAGAGTTACAAGACGAAATAGTAATCACCTATGATTCTAAAAATGGTTCTAAAGGTGTAGAA